TACGACATGCAACAAAAACGCGGCGAACTCGCTGACCGAATGGAGCGCCAACGTGCGAGAAGAAAAGTTGATGCCAGTTCCCCCGACCTGAACAGTAATGGTAAAGCCGATAAGCGCGAAGGTAAAGATATAGACCATGTGAAGCTGCTATCCAGAGGTGGGTCAAACAAGGATGGCATCCGCATAGTGGCACCTGCTAAGAATCGCGCGCGTAACGGGCACAGCTCGAAGGAAAAAGGGGGGAAGAAACCCTAGTTGACAAAGCCCCCAAGGGTTGTTATATTGGGTATTAGATATTGGCAGTGTGCCTAGCGCACTGGGAGCAGATTGCGGACACCGCTTTCTGCTTATTATGCATTACAAGTATAAAACGAGAAGATGAAACAACATGGAAATTATTGAGGACAGGGCGCTCTTGTTGAAGTTGCGCGACCCTACAAAGGTCACCGCAGTTATACCTAAGAGCAAAGTACTCGACCAACACAGCGTGTTGGTGCACTGGGGGTTGGACGAAGCACAGGTTCTGAAGAACCTCAAGATTAAAAATGTCCCATCCCCCATATTACGCAACTACACATGGGCGGGTCTTCACAAACCCTTCGATCACCAGAAAGTAACTGCGGCGTTTCTCACCCTGAACAAGCGGGCGTTTTGCCTCAACGAACAAGGCACGGGGAAGACTGGTTCCGTCATTTGGGCGGCAGACTACTTGATACAGCAGGGGCGAATCAAGAGGGTGCTGGTCATATGCCCCCTGTCTATCATGGACTCTGCATGGAGGGCTGACCTGTTCAAGTTCGCTATGCACCGTTCGGTGGACATCGCATATGGATCAGCCGCTAGGCGCCGCGCGGTCATTGAATCCCAAGCAGAGTTTGTCATCATCAACTATGACGGGGTAGAGATAGTGGCTGACGCTATCGACAAGAGTGGTTTTGACATGATCGTAGTTGATGAAGCAACCTCCTATAAAAGTGCCCAAACAACCCGCTGGAAGGTACTCAACAAGCTGATCAAGCCTGATACATGGCTATGGATGCTGACGGGTACCCCCGCCGCACAATCCCCTGCGGACGCATATGGGCTTGCCAAGCTAGTTAACCCCCAAGGGGTACCCAAATTCTTTGGCTCCTTTAAGGACATGGTGATGTATAAAGTCACGCAGTTTAAGTGGGTGCCCAAGGCTAACGCACGGGATACGGTATTCAACGCACTACAACCCGCCATCCGTTTCACCAAAGAGGAGTGCCTCGACCTACCTGAGATGACCTATGTCACCCGCGAGGTGGTGTTGACTAAGCAACAGCAGAAGTTTTATACCCTGATGAAAAACCGCATGGTTATGGAGGCTGCGGGGGAGGAAATTACAGCGGTTAATGCCGCTGTGAACCTATCGAAGCTCCTGCAAATCAGTTCGGGGGCAGTTTATGCAGACAACAAAGAGGTGGTGGAGTTCGACATTAAGAATCGGTACGCAGTACTCAAGGAGGTCATTGACGAAGCTAGTCAGAAGGTGCTGGTGTTTGTACCGTTCCGCCACGCGATTGACCTGATTACCGACAAGCTCCGAGGAGAGGGGGTAACCTGCGAGGTTATCAGCGGTAGCGTATCCGCTACGCGCCGCACCGAGATTTTTAAGCAGTTCCAAGAGACGCCAGACCCCAAGGTGCTGGTTATACAACCACAATCTGCCGCCCACGGGGTGACCCTCACAGCTGCCGACACCGTGGTTTGGTGGGGTCCGACACCCAGCCTTGAGACATATGCGCAAGCCAATGCCCGGGTGCATCGTGCGGGGCAACGCCATCCGTCCGTCGTCATCCGCTTGGTGGGGTCTAACGCTGAAAAACACGTTTACACAATGTTAGATAGTAAAAATGACGTACACACACAAATTGTTGAGCTTTACAAACAATTGCTTGACTAACGTAAAAATTGATATATAATAAGACTTCCTACAACAACTGGAGATGTGAAATGACAGACAAAACGGCGGGGGAGTCTGTAACCCCCCCTGTCCCCGCTGAGAGGCTGGTACGGGTATATTTGAAAATGAAAGTCGCCAAAGAGCGCCTTGATGTGGAGGTCAAGAAAATTGACACCCAGATGGGGCAAATAAAAGCGGCTTTGCTTGCATACTGCAAAGACCAGAGCCTTGAGAGTGTTCGCACTACCGAGGGGCTTTTCTACCGCAGTATCAAGAAGAGGTACACCACGAACAACTGGGATGCGTTGGGCAAGTTTGTCCTCGAACACCAGGTGCCCGAACTGTACGAAAAGCGGCTCCACCAAGGTAACATCCAACAGTTTCTTGAGGAGCACCCCGACTTACTACCCCCCGGTCTTAACGTGGATAGTGAGTACACCATAACTGTAAGGAAAGAATAATGATCCACCAATACGTTTCAATCGAAGAAGTAGCTAAGTATTACGCAGTTTCGGTATCGACAGTCCGCAACTGGGTTCGCGCGGGGCGGTTGTCCCCTACTGATTTTCTGAAATTAGGCAACACATACCGCTTCAAACTCGCTGACGTAGACGCCGCTCTGCGCCGCGTGCCCGTTGATAAAAACCCCCCAGACGAGGCAACTAACGATGCACCTGACGAGGCAACTAACGATGCACCTGACGAGGCAACTAACGATGCGCCTGACGAGGTATCCGCTGACCCCACTGCACCTGTGCAGTTGGAGTTGAACTTTAACCCTGACCACGACGTATAAGGAGAATGAGATGAAACAAAAAATGAGTGCAACCGAGATTTATAACTTTATCAAAGGAGAATGAAATGTCTGAATTAACATTGTTTAAGGGCGGCCTCCCCGCATATCTGAGAGACCTGCAAGAAGATGACACCACCAACGCACTAGCTGGTGGCGAGGGCGGCCAACGTCGTATCTCGATTAAGGGCGGCGTGTTCCGTGAAATGGTTGGTAACAAAGAAGTGCGTACGAGCGAAGAACGCGCTATTGGAGTGATCATTATCAAAGCGGCACCGAGCGTGCATCGGACATACTTTGAGGAGACCTATGTTGAGGGCCAAAATGNGTCACCTGCGTGCTGGTCAAGCAATAACCAAACCCCTGACGCGGGAGTGCCCGCCAGCCAGAGGCAACACAAAGATTGCGCGGGCTGCTCACAAAACATCAAGGGATCTGCACACCAAGGAGAGGGGCGCGCATGTCGCTTCAGTCAGCGTATTGCTGTGCTGCTTGAAGGGGAAACAGCCAAGCGTGAAGTTTACCAAGTCGTATGCCCCGCAACGTCGGTGTTTGGTGATGGCGAGAAGGGTAAGTTACCCCTGCAAGCGTATGGACGGCACTTGAAAGCGCACAACACCCCCGTGATTAGCGTGGTCACTGAGCTGCGTTTTGACACCGCATCCCCCACACCTAAGCTGGTGTTCAAACCACTGCGCCCTATCACTGAAAACGAACATGCCGACGTTATGGCGGCGCGGAATACGCCTGAGGCCGACGAAGCGATCAAGCTGAGTGTGGTAAGTAAGCCCAAGGGGGGTGCGACACCGGCACCTGCACCTAAGGTAAGCGCCCGTGCCCCTGTGGAGAAGGTCAAAGCTGAAGAAGTTGAAGAAGTTGAAGAAGTTGAAGAACCAAAGAAGGTTGAAAAGAAGCCTACATCCGCCGCTACAGCAGCCCCCGCGCTGGCTGAATTGGTTGACGGTTGGGACGACTAATTTTTACCGCGGGGGTGGGTCGCTCCCATCCCCCTTTTTTCTTCTACCCCACTTCAGAAAGCGGTCATGCAAACACAAGAATTTTTGAACACAGTCCTGAGTGGAGAGGGATACTACTGCATTTTTGGCGCAAAGCCAGACAAGAAAATTCAGAAGTTCTACCTATCACTGGAGGCAGCAAGCTCGGTTGCAGAGGATATGGCGCGTAATGGGTACGACGCATACTTTGCCCTTGCTACGTACGAAACTGGGGAATCACGCAAAGGTACCAACGCAAAGCACCTTAAAGCGTTCTTCCTTGATATAGATTGTGGGCCTGAGAAGGACTACCCCGATCAACAAGCAGGTATCGTGGCATTACGCGATTTCTGTAAAAACGCCAAGCTCCCACGACCTACAATGGTCAATTCAGGGCGCGGTGTCCATGTATACTGGCCGCTCACCGTGGCAGTTACCGCCGACGAATGGGTGCCCGTTGCAGAGCAGTTCAAGGGGCTGTGTAGCCTGCATGGTATGAGAGCCGACCCGTCTGTTACGGCAGACGTGGCGCGGGTGTTACGGGTTCCCAACACATTCAACTTTAAGGGTGACCCGCCACACGAGGTGACCATCCTCGGTGAGGTATCTGACCCTATCGAGTTCGAGGCGTTCAAAGCACGGATGAGTGAAGTACCAGTCACTGCACGAAACTTTGTGCCTAAGGTCATGGACGACGTGACACAGGCGCTGGCTGGTAGCTTCTCAAACTCGTTTAAGATGATTGTGCAGAAGACCACTGAGGGGCGGGGGTGCGCGCAGATTCAGCATATCCTGCAAGAACGAGATACTCTGAGCGAACCTATGTGGCGTGCGGGGTTGTCTATTGCGAAGTTTTGTGTTGATGCTGAAAAAGCCATTATCAAGATTTCCGCAGGGCACCCCAACTACAACCAGAGCGAGACCCAACAGAAGGTTGAATTGATCAAAGGACCATACACATGCGATAAGTTTGATACGTTCAACCCCGACGTATGTAAGAACTGCAAACACTATGGAAAGATCAAGTCACCTATCGTACTGGGGCGCGAGGTGCTGGAAGCCACTGAGGAAGACAACATTGTAGAAGATGTCCCCGAGAACATCGAAGTACCCAAGCAAACGTACGTGATCCCAAAGTACCCCGAACCGTTCTTTCGCGGTCGAGCTGGGGGTATTTTCAAACGTACCAAGAACAGAGAAGGGGATCCCGTAGAGGTGCCGGTTTACCACAACGACTTCTATGTTGTGCGCCGACTGAGGGACCCAGACGTGGGGGAAGCAGTTGTGATGCGGCTACACCTCCCCAAAGATGGGGTGCGGGAGTTCACTGTCCCGCTGGCCTCGATCCTGAGTAAGGATGAATTTCGTAAACATATGGCGGCACATGGCGTCGCCGTTATCAAGATGGAGGATCTTATGGCGTATACCGCTTCATGGGTCAACAAACTACAATCGACTTCGCAAGCTGATGAGGCACGGCGCCAATTCGGGTGGACCGACGAACTGTTGTCAGGGTTCGTTGTCGGCAGCAAAGAGATTCGCGCTGACCGTGTTGACCATAACCCCCCTGCAAACTCTACCGCCCGTATGTTCCCTCTGTTTCAGAGTAAGGGTACGATAACTGGGTGGGCCGAGATCATGGACTTCTATGCCCGTCCAGGTATGGAACTGCACCAATACATCATCGGGCTGTCCTTTGGTTCACCGTTCATGGCCTTCGTACCACAATGTGCGTCGCTGTTCCATGTATACAGTCAAGACCCAGGTCTTGGCAAGACTACAGCAATGATGGCAGGTGCGAGCATATGGGGTAACCCTGAGATGCTCCTACTGCGAGAGGTGGACACCAACGCGTCTAAGATGAACCGTGCCGAGGTATACAAGAACATATTCTTGCCAATTGATGAGATGACCAACGTCCACCCCAAGGAAGCGAGTGATTTCTTGTACCAACTAACCGGCGGTATGCAACGTAATCGGCAAAGCCAAAGCGCCAACACAGAGCGTACTCGTGGGGAGACATGGCACACTAATGCTTGCAGCACAGGCAACACAAGTTTGCTAGGGCGTGTTCGTATGTACAAGGCTATTCCCAAGGCAGAGGCAACCCGCGTATTGGAGTATGAAGCGCAGAAGTTTCACTTTGACACCAAGTCCGAGACGGATGTGTTGAGCCGTAATTTGTATGCGCACTACGGGCATGCATGTGTTCCGTTCATGCAATACGTTCTCGCCAATACTGAGGAGTGCCGTACACTGTTCCGGCAAACACAAGAACGTATAGACATTGCAGCGGGACTTTCGCAGCCACACAGGTTCTGGTCTGTACAGGCGGCATCGGCGATCACGGGGTTGTTGGTCGCCAAGAGGGTGGGTCTAATTAAGTTCAAGGTGTCCGACATCGTAACTTGGTTGATCAACGTTATTGAGAAGGCAAAAATGGAGATTGAAAATATGAGCGGCACACTTGAAGACACTTTGACGAGTTACCTCGCCGAGAACTACAACAACATCCTGCGTATCAAGAGTACTGACGATGCACGTATGGGCAACGACGCACTTGAACACCTGATCATACCCGACGCATCGCCCCGGCTCCATCTGGTCGCGCGGTACGAGTACGACATCAAGCAGATGTACCTACTGCCCAAACCACTGCGTGAGTGGTGCAGCAAACAACAGATCGGCTACCAACCCTTTGTTGAGAGCCTGAAGACAGGACCAACCCGTGCAGTACAGAGGAAGGTTCGCTTAGGTAAGGGAACCCACATGAATCTACCCCCGAGCGATGTGTTGGTGATTGATTGCAGTGCCTTCATGTCCGACGAAGTTGAACAAACCTTGGCAGCGGCGTATGTCTCAGTCAATCTTTTCCCCGCCGTACAGCAAACCGATAAACCCTGATGGGGTTGATGTCCAAGTGCGCTGGAGCCTGTTTCCCGTCGGCGCGTCGGTGTTTATCCCTGCGATAAACCTATCAAAACTTATCAGGCAAATGCAACGGGAATCAGGTTTACGGGGGCTGCATCTTATCCATGCGGAGCGGATTGAGGCGGGGAAACTGGGGGTCCGCTTTTGGAGGGATCTGTGATAAAAAAGTGAGTTACTTGCTGTTGGGGGGATCTGTGGTAAAATCGAGTTGGGGGTGATTGCAGTTGCCCCCGTTTCATCTCCTCCTCCTTCACAACAGGAGTTACCCCCACCTCATGTGGGGGTTTTTCTTAGTCATCCCATTCTGCTGCAAGATCCAACATTTCGTTGCGCATTTTAGGGCTGATTGAAATACCGTGGTACATCAACGGGGTCTGTTTGTCGTATGCTGCCTTGGACTTTGACAACGAGGTTTCCAGATTACCCAAGTTAGGGTGCTTAGAGTACAACTTCTCTAGCTTCTCATGAATAGCCTGCGCCCCGTCGATGTCGTACACCCGCATAGCAGTGTTGTACTGCCTCCGTAGTTTGGTTGCGTGCTCGTTGACATACCGGTCGATACCTTTGATACGCGCATTAAGCTCAAGTTGACGGGTGTAATCAGCACCTGCGAAGCCGAGCGCCTGTGCGAAGGCGTTCCACGGACCTACATCACCTATGATCGGATCACCCCGCATGGTGTTAGCACCCTCAGTCCCAAACCGAATACCCCGCATCACGTTACCTAGACTAGACGGTAACATTGTCTCGATACCACGCTGGACGTCACCCTCACCGATCATGCTGGCCCCACGGTGAATCTTGGTCGCAACACCATACACAGGACCCCCGAACACCCCTGCAACAGTATCCGCCAGCGTTGCCGAGCCAGAGGACGCCTTGTTTTCGCGGAAAATCAAGTCACCCAAACCCACACGTGCCGCAATGTCGAGGTTAGTCGCGTAGTTGACTAACCCTTTGTACAACAACTCGTTGGTGCCCGCACGCACTGCGGTACCGAAGTCTTCTTCGTCGTCGTCAGCAAACATGTTGTATATCATGGAGAGTATACCGAACAGCGGTAACCCCTGTAGCCCCGAGAAGATCGCAGCGGTGCCGTAGACCCCAACCAGCTGTCTCATAGCTTGCCGCCGTACGGTGGGGTCTTGGTGTTGTAAGGCTTCCTTGGTCATCTTGAACAGCATGTAGTACATAGCCACACCATAACGTTTGAACATGAACAGCACCTTGCCAACAGCCCCCTGTGCAATGCGCGGTGCTGAAGCCGCTGCGGTACCGCCGTTGGTCATCTCAGCCATGTAGACCGCTTGGTTGGCCGCATAAATTTCTTTTTCTTTAGCAGACAATGCGCTCGCCAACGTACCGTCTTCGAGNTTCGCATTGGGTTTATTCAGGCGGTCGAGTTCGAGGTTGTAGGCAGCGATGAGGGACACTTGTCGGTTCATACGTTCACCGTGGTGGAACATGGCCCCAGAGACAGCGTTGAACACCTGCCCCGGCTTCTTACCGCCGTCAACCTGCAACACATCGTAAAACATGGACCGGTTCAGTTGCCCAGCTTGTGTCGCAACCTCGGCGAGAGTTTGCAAACGCTTGATACTCGTATCTTTCACGCTATCGAAGTTGTAGTTGTCAAGAGACGGCATAGCCTTTTCTTTAGCAGTGATGGTCTTACCTTCTTCCTTTGGTAGGAGGGTAACGTGGCGTTCAAAACCGCTGCGGGCAAAAGTGCGATAAGCATTATGGATTGCTTTCTGGGCATCGCCATAACCATACTTACCCCCGAGATAAGGAAACACGACTAGGGGCACCTGTGTCAAGTTAACAACAGCCGAAGACACATTGGCACCAAGCAAGTAGTTGAAGCCAAGGGACGTCAGCATATGTGTGATGCGGTTAGTTGTGGGGCTGATAGCAAATTTGATGCGTTTATCCAACTCATCGAAGTACTCGACATGAAGCCGGTTGTCCTTGGTGCCCCCACCCTCACCAGCGGACCTAGCCTCTGCACGTAGCTTATCGCGCAAAATAGTCAGCTTGGCGGCGAACTTCATGTTCGACATCTGCCGGGACATATTATGCGTCTTTTCACGGAACGCCCGAATTGAGTCCTTGCTGAACCCCAACGTGCCTTTACGTTTCTGGAACGATTGGGCAAAAGACGATTCGGGGAGGGTCTGCAAGAATAGGCGAAGCACTTGCTCACGGGCCTCAGTCGGTACGCGGTTGGCGTCCATGACTTTGAGTACGCTATTCACAAAAGATGATGGGGGGGAGTTGCGGTAGTTCATCTCAGCGAGTGAAGCGTAGCGCTGCACATGTGCGGCACCTCCTTTTTCAATTACCGCGATGAACCGTTCACGCTCACGCTCGGTCTCAAACGCCGACACATAGGCGACCGGATTACCGCCACGCCCTGGCGCTGTATAAGACAGCCAGAAGTCACCATTACGAGTCAGGGGGAAGTAAGGCATAATGTGCCCACGCGAGGCGAGGCGTGCGTAGATCTCTTTCTTAACAGCCTCTTTTTCCTCACTGCTCATCTCAGTCGCGTCGATACGTGCACCAAGGGATTCCAGAATCTCGTCGTACAGGGCTTTGTATGTATCACGCATGCGACGATAAATCTGACGCCCCGCAGGGCCAATAGCGTTCCAGTCCTTCTGCATGTCAGTCCACGACTCCAGCTTCTCTTGCTGGGTCAACTTCTCGCGGCGCTCGGCGCTATTATCACTCGCGGCATCCTTCTTCGTGTATGTTTCCCGTGGAACCGAGGGGTCGACCTCGTCGATGGTACTTATAGATACCAGACGATTGAAAGTATCAAGCAGCTTAGGATGATTTTTTGCCCATTTCTCAGCCTCGTTAACCACGGGTTCGATTTGCTGATTACGTATGTGCTCGTCCCCGCTTTTCGCCTCAACCATGCGGTTGACCTCAGGTGCGGATGGCAGGTATTTCTTGGTGACGTCCGCGAGAGCGTGTAGGGGGAGGGTGGACAACCCGAGAGCACGTAGGGGTGCTGCGGTGGTATGCGTGAAGAAACCGTGTATTTTGTCTGCACGTTCCTCGGTCATATAGGGTAGTTTGGCGGCAGCGTCAGCAACGCTGTTGAGCCACCCAGACGATACCGCACCCCTAGGGTTTACAGTGGCTGCGTACAGCATCGGGGCATCTCGTAACTCCGGTGAAGGTGCGAGCATAGCCTCAATAACCCTATCGGCTTTATCCAAAGCTGTTTCGATATGTTGGGGTTCCAAGCCAACGAGCTTACGGAAAAAGTTCTTCATCACATTAGTAAACCGCTGGAGCGCAGTGATCTTCTCACCCTTGGGGTTGATAGCATTCAATTTGGCGCGAAATGTCTCATTCGACCATGCCTCGGCCGCAAACTCGTCCAGCGACTCAGCACCGTACGTGGTGTCCAGCGAACCTTTCACATCGTTGAATAGTTGTTTG